AATACTGCATCAGCAATATAACAAATAATATCATGTACTTCTAGTGAAGTTAATTTATCTCCATTTTCTTTACGATCAAAGATTTTTTGAATTTGAAATAAACATTCTTTTAATGGTTCAGGACCTGGTGCTTTACCACCTACAGTAATTAATTGAGCACCTTTAGCTCTAATATCTCTAAAATCAAAGTTAGGGATAGGAGCTCCTGTAAAATATGATTTTGCTAAAGCACGAACAGCATCAGACCATCCTTCAATACTATCACCTACTAAGAAACGTTTGGTTTTAGTTGGGCGTTTAATTTCTGGTAGTTTATCAACGTGGTGAGATTGAACGCTATAACCTACTCCACAACCTGATAATAACAAGAACATTACTTCTGAGAATGATCTATAATCATCAATTGGTAAAAATGAACAGTTGAATATACGTGAATTGTTTAATGCAATTGGTTTACCAGCAAATTGTAAAGAACGCATCGATGGTAATACCTTCTTATCATAGACTAGTTTATATACTTCTTCAATTTCTTCTTTTAATGCAGGATATTTTTCCTGATGCATTTCTTTGTTTCGGGTTACTAATTCTTCCCATGTTTCGCGTCTTTGTTTCTCAGGAACATATTTACTGTACTTCATGTAAGTAGTAATGTCACTAAGGATCTCTTGTGTGATATCCATCTTGTTCATTTTGTTAATTAAGTTTACTTATATTGATTTATTAAATTTACTATTTCGCCTTTTGGTTTAATACCAGAAAAACGATTCACAACTACTCCATCTTTTTCGATTATAACCGTTGGGACACTAGATACAGAATATTGAAAAGCAAGATCTTTACTTGCATCCACATCTACATCAGTGAATGAAACTCCATTTACTTCTGATCTAACTTGATCGAATATTGGAGCTAACATTTTACATGGACCACACCATGATGCTGAAAATTTTATTACTCTTGTCATAAATTTTATTTGTTGGGTCCATAAATATTATGGACGAATTTTATCTTTGATTTAGTTCAAAAAACTTTTTCTTTAGGATATCTCTATCGTCTGTATCAAAATTAGAGAATCCTACTTTAGGTGCTTCGCCTTCTTCATCATCATCTTCTGTTGGAGAACTTTCAATTACTATTTTTCCGTTTGCTGTATCGATAGTAGAATTAAAAGTTAAACCATCTGCACCATATCTGTTTTTCATAATGTGCCATTTTCCTGTTCCTCTTACTTTATCTTTCTTTCTACGTGCTACTGAAATAATAATATCACCGATCATAATTTTATCATATGATCCGGCTGCATTATCACCTTCAATAATACTAGATTTTGATGCTGTTCTATTAGCTTGTGAAGGTGATATGATTGGTTTGTTTAAAACCTTAGCTAAACCTTTAGCATCAGTATAAACATCATCAATTTCATCTTTACGTTCTTTTCTTGATTTACCTTTTAATAAATCTAAATAGTCAATAATAATTAAATCAGGTTTAAATTCGTTTTGATTTTCTAATTGTTGAATATGTGCTTCAATTGTTTCTAAAGATACTCTTTTTGGAGGATATTCTTTAATTACAATTTTACCTTTTACTTGTTTAACTATTTCTTCAACAGCAGCTCTATGTTCATTTAATTGATCAACTGGTATTCCTGAAAATACAGCATCATATCTTTTACCTACATAACCTTCACCTAATTCTAATGAATAGTGTAACACATTATATCCTAATGCTGCAGCAAAGGCACCCATAGCAATTACAGCCCATGATTTACCTCCACCTGGATTACCAAACATTAAAACTAAATCTCCACCACCAACTCCACCTTGAGTTAATTCATTAAACGTAGGCCAAGGAAATGGAATAGCATGTCTATCATCATCTCTATATCGGGTTTCAATATCTAAATCATATTCGTGACCAATATTCTTATCCTCACCTGCTTTCATAGCATTATTGATCAAACGTCTAATACCATCAAAATCTCCTATGTTAAGTAGATCAACTGATGTCATTAGTGCTTTTTTCATTTGCTGGTTTCCACAAAATGATGTGAATTCAGTTTCAACATATTCTAAATCTTTAGAATCAGCTGCTTTATATGCTTCACGTAGCGCCTCAGTTAAAGCAATACGCAATACTTCATTATCTATCTTTTTTACTTCAATAGATAATGTTTCTAATGATGGAATTGTATGATATTCGCTGAAGTATTTAATTATAAAATCAACTATCCATTGATGTGATGTGTTCCCAAAATATTCGCTTTCTAAGGAGTCAAAAATATTAAGTAAAAATTGTCTTTGCGTTAGCAAAGCTCCTATTACTTTTATTTGGAAGGATGTTCCGTACTTCTCTAAGCTGTTTAGTGTAGTCATAACTTTTATTTATTCTTAAATGTACTAAAACGTACTCAGATAACCAAACACTTCTGAAAGCCAAGTCTCAACGTTAGGGATGCCGTTGCCTAAGTTATCTTTATAGTACAAATGTAAAAACCCCGGTTTGTTGTATTCACGTTTAAATGCAACAGAATTTTCAATAATTTCAATGTTCTCGTTTGAAAGAGGAACATCTCTTAAATTCATTAATCGATAATTGATTCGGAGTTGATGAGAGAAATTTAATAATTGTGACCCCCATTTATCGTATGGATCTAATGATTCCAATAATGGTTCTAATTGTAAAGGAGCAGGACCTTTTAATTGTGGTAAAATTTTTAATAATTTATCTTCACCTAATCCCTTTACTTTAGGAACATTATCACCTTTATCACCCATAAATGTTTTATATAATAAGTAGTTTCTAGGATGAATACCATATTCTTCTGTAAAACTATCTATATCATATATTTTCTTTTTAGTTGGTGAATGAATATTAACCTTATTACTTACTAATTGTAAGAAATCCTGATCAGCAGACATTATAGTTACTCTTTTACAATCTTCAACACTTTCGTATTTTTGAGCTAAGTATCCCATAACATCATCGGCTTCAATACCATCTATTGATATTAAACTAACTGGGAGTGATTGGAGATATTGAATTAATCTTTCCATTTGGTCAGATATTGATTCACTTTCTTCTTCCTTATTGTTAAATATTTTATAATTGGTAATGCGATCTGCATTACGATTTGCTTTATAAGCTGGATATAGATTACGTTTAGCGTTTGAACCGCCTACACCATCAAATACAATAATTACCTTTGTAGGTGAATTCATTTTAATAGCATATCCTAGTGACTTTAAAAATCCAGTCAGACCACCAATGTGGTGGCCTGAAGGATGGATGTGGTTTATAATTGAAAAGTTACGTAGGAATGTATTTAAACCGTCTATAATTAATACTGAAGTATTTTCGGTTTCAGGTTCATTAGTAATACCTGCTAATAATGATGCAAATCTATTCTTCGCCATCTGTAATATCAGTTATAGCGTTATTGCTTTCATTCCATTCTGATTTATCTTCAATTAGATCAAAATCAAGAGTACCTAGAATTTTTAACCATTCATCAGCATGTTCTTTCTTGTAATTGTCAATTGCTCTTTTATCGTCATCAATGAAACCATGAACTGTCATTGTTACTGTACCTTTAGTTTGTACACCAGTAACGTGGTTTTTATCAACTGATATTTTTGTGCGTTTAGCAAATTCAACGTCTTTGCCATCTTTAGTTGCTTTTAATTTGTTGGTACCACTATTTGTGATATTACCAAATGTTACTACTAATGATGAATCAAAAAACATTGTATCTCCACCCTTATTCTTCATTTTTGGTTGTTCCATTGGTGAATTTGGTTTTGCAACCCACACCTTATTAACAGCTACTAATGAATTAGTATAAGGAATATTTTCTTTACGAGATAAAATTAATTTTTGATTAATAAAGTTTCCAAATTGTTGAGACATTGCACCTGCATTCCACTCGTTGTTGTTTGTTGATTTTTCAACAGACATTCTACATGGAATGGATCCAACTGAATCCCAGAAGAAACATAAATCATAAGGTAATTTACCTGTAGCTTGTTCATTTAATAAGTCAGCAATGAATGCCGCTACATCTTCAATTGTGTTTAGTGAACCTCTATCTATATAAAGGAAAAATCCATTATAATCAATAACTTCACCTGTTTCAGGATCAGCTACTTCATTAATTTCAAATCCCATTTGTTTAGCGTGATCCCAATTCCATTTCATCTCAGTGATAATAAAAACTGGTAGAATACCCATTTTCTGAGCATTTACAGCGGCTTCCAACATTGCTGTTGTTTTACCTGTATCTGAATGGCCTCGCAATAATGTAATGTGTCCTAAAGGAATACCAGGTAATGAAATAACATCCTGGAATGCTTTAGATAATGGAATCCACCTTTGTGGTTTAAACTTAACTGATTTATCTAAGAATTTGGATTTCTTAAATGTATCTAAATCAAAGGTTTTGCCCAATGATCTAGATACTACTTCAGTTAAGCTACTTTTTTCTTTCTTAGCCATAACTTGTTTTTAGTTAAAATAATTCGTCGAATTTGTCTGTATTAGTTGCTTTAGGAGCGACATTCTCTAAAGTGTATGGTTTTGCTTCTGGTTTTTCCCAAGGCAAATCCGAAGGTTCAGCTGAATCAGCTACTGTGTTTGCTACTACAGGAACATTATCCTCGATATCATCTTCAGGGTTTAAGAATTTCTCTAAGATGGTTTTTAAATCATCAAAGGTATATCTTCTGTTGATTGTTAAGATATCAGGTTGTTCATCTAATAATGTTTGTAATAAAGTAGCATTATCAGTGATTGGAGATGTTTTTGGTTTTGGACGTAAAGCACATTTTACTACGCTACGACCTGCAACCTCACCATTAGTTGCTTCAACTGTAAAGTCACGACCGTCTTGAATATCAGTGAAATCACCGTAATCCTCATCGGCTGCAATACCTAATAATTGTTGATAAATTTCTTTACCAAATTCCCATAAACGTGTACCTTGTTCTTCTTCACCACGTACAATTACTGGTGCGAACACGCGCATTTTAGCATCTAATTTTCTTGCTAATTGCCAATCTTCTTTATCAGATGATTTGCGTAATGATTTAGCAAATTCAACAATTGGATCTTTTTCACCCCAATTAGTTAATGCTAGAATAGGACCTTTAGTAAAACCATAATGGAAATAAACTTCCTTAAATGGGTTTTGTTTGTCGAATTTAGAAGGAACAATACGTACTTGATAAGTACCTACTTTCGGCTTCCAAAAAATTTTAGTGTAATCCACTTTTTCTCTCGGTTGAGAGCTTTGCTGCAATCCTGCAAGCTTGTTTTTAATTAATGATAAATCCATAATGTAACTTTTTAATTTTAATTTTATAACCTATTGAATATAATAACCTTTATTGTGACAATCACTAAAGATTGACCACTTTATTTATCTTAGTATCTAATCTACGAAGGTCTTCTCCGGTAGTCAAGAGAATACAGTTCTTATAGTCATACCAATTAATACGATACTGAGTATCTAGCACTCCTCCGTTTAAGGATTTAATTAGAGTATTTAATGCATTAATTGTGTATAATGTATTAGATTCTTTTTTACGATGTAATAGTATCGTATTTGGGAGGGGTTGAGATGATACGTTTCCCGTGTCAATATTATATGTGCAGACTAATTCATCAGAATCAGGAGATTCAAGAACGAATATCTTGTTAAATAATATTGAATATTTGCTACTGATCGTGCTTATAGTTTCATCTACCGCGGAGGGTGATGTAAATGTGCAAAATAATTTGTTCAAAATATTCTCGGTTGATATATCCGAGATAAATATGTCAGAATACTCGAAAACAACGCTACGCATAACTTTCCATCGCTTTATAGTTTATTCCTTTTTTAGTTTTAACAGGGTATTTCATAATTTTTTTAATTTCTTGTAATAATTCTGCGCCATCTGATTCTGAATAATCGAATAATACCGCATCATATGTGTATAATACTAATTTTGTTTGTTTATCTTTTAAGTAGTCTAAAATATTTAGTAAAATTTTAACGTTTGTTGATGTTTCACAACTCTGAATAATATAGTTAAATATTTTTGTTGGGTTTGGTGTATCTATTTCGTTTAATTTAAACGTTTTATTTACAGTATGGACTTTTCCATCATTATTTAATAATTTCCACACTCCATCAACATAAGATGATGCTTCTTTAAAGAATGGTTTGTCTTTATATTCTTTTCTTATACCACCATACAAATTTTGGAACATTTCCTCTTTACCTACATTTAAACTTTCATAAATGTTATCAGCTATTAAAGGAAAACCAATTAATTCACCAATTAATCGAGGGTGATATCCACTAAAGTCCATTTCTATGAACGCGTTATTAGATGGTTCATAGCATACTCGCTCGTTATCGGTTTTATTCAACGCAGCAAAATTAATGCCGTTAAACCTGTTGGATGGACGTGAAGTCGTTGTATATAAATTATATTGCGTGTATATTTTACCTTTATGAATATTAAATTCAGGATAATGTAAAGATTCTAGATATTGTGATATAAAGCACTGTTTATTCAACGCTATTCCATTTTTCTCAATACGGTGGAACGCCACGCTGGTTAATTCGTTATTAAACCTGTAAATGGCATCATTTGCGCTATATTTGTGTATAACTGGTAGCACCATATCAAATATAGTTTCTTGTTCCTCATAGTGTTTACTGATGGGGATTAGTGAATTTACTATTGGTGTTTTGTAATGGTATCTGTAGTAAAAATCGGTGCATTTATTTGTAATTATATTATCATCTAAATTGATATATTCAATAAAATTAATATCATATAATTTTTCAGGATGTGGGAAATGATATAATGCTTCCTTCTTTTGAGGAACAAACATTTTATCAACATTATTAAATAAATGTTGTAATGTTTTTTCTTTGTTTAATTTAAAAGCCTCAGTATGGTTTATACATAATATCCATCCCTTCTTATGATTAATAGGTCTAATATAAATTAAACTCAAATCAGTAAGATTTGGGTGATAATTATTATTTAATGGGATGAAATTTACAAAACAATCTCCTAGATCTTGTAATTTAGCTAGTTGCTCTGCCTTTTCTACTATGTAAAACATTTGTCATAACCTTTATATTTATAATGTACGAATAATTTATTAGATTCCCAAAAATGCTTTTAAACCAGGAATTTGTTGTTCTGCTTGATCTATATTAGAATAATCTGCTTTTAAGATTACTGATTTTTGTAAGGGATTTTTTAAAGTATTAATATATGTTTCTTCGTCAATTTGTTTTATTGAATAAGGAGTTTCATTTATTTTTCTAGTATAATAAGTATCTTCTCCTGATTTGTCAACATTTGGGTCATTATCAGTAGCTAATGTATTAATTACTATAGATGATATATTATTTAATTTAATATTAGATAAAAACCCATATGTTGATGTTGATGCTCTTGATAAAAAAGGATTAATGTTATTTATATTAATTTTTAACAATTCATTAGCATTTGATTTATATTCTTTTCCAGCAAAGAAATTTCCATTTAATTCATAATAATATCCTTTATACTCTTTTTGAGTACTTTTAAACATATATTCTCCTCCAGAAGTATATTTTGAAGTTACTATTAAATTTTTTGGTATTCTAAGAGCCATATTTTAAACTTTAAAAGGTCCTATATATTCAAATGCTGCAGTTTTAGAAGGATTTCTAGAAGTTATTGAACTCCATTTAGCTATACTATAATTATTTTGTACAGATCCTGCTTTTGCAGGATCCTTTACTTTACCAGTAAATCCACCTGATGAATTTGATATAATATCATATGTTTTACCATCATTACTTTTAGTATCACTTACTATTCCAACGTGTCCTGCACCTTTTCCTCCAGAGGATGTTACAACAATATCTCCAGGTTTTGCAGTATTTAAATCTGATCTTTTTTTCCAATTTTTAGTATCTTTAGAAAATACATCATATAGAGTAAAAGTGCTAGCTTCTATATCCTTATAAAACTGATTTGGAGTATTATATATTATACTATTAGGTGAAGTTATTTTTCTTCCTGTAGCTCTTAGGAAAATTACACTAACAGCAGCAGCACAACCTACTTTTCCATTGTTTGTTTGTTTAGGAAATGTAGCTTTTGTACTAAATTGAAGACTACTTTTAGCAGCAGTAACAATTGCATTAGGTCCTGAAGATAATTTATTTCCTAATGGAGGATTTAATTTATAATTTGCATTACTTATTGATACTGCTGTGGTTAATTCTGTAACGGCTGCTCCAACATTTCCTGATACTAATGCTGTTGTTGCGTCTTTTAATATATCTTTAAAACCAACATCTTCTCCTGAAGGTTCGTCTAATATTATAGTTTGTGCTTCTATTCCTGTTGTCCAATCTTTACCATTTAAATTATGACTGATTCCAGTAATTATATATCCTAATTTAGATCCAGTACCTAAACCTTTATATCCTCTAGGAAGTAAATTTTCAGGGATTCTAAATAAATGACCTATAACTAAACCTCCAATTCCATCCATATCAACGGATAATTTTGTTGGTATAATAGCTCTATTTTTTGAATTAGAGTTAGTAAAAGATTGAAAATAAGCTATAATATCTCTTAAAGCTCCTTTATAAGTAGAAGCACTATTAACATCAAAAGAAGGAACAGTAAAAAGTATTTGATATGAGGATGTATCACCAAGAAAATTATATATTGTTTTTAAATTTTCTTCTAAAGCACTTATTTGTTCACTAATAGCACTAGCTTGATCTTCTATAGTAACATTTGCATCTACTTTTTCTGGTAGGATTCTATCAACTAAATTTTTATTAAAATCTATTAAAGTATTACTATTAACACCTAATGCTCCTCCTTTAGCTTGAGCACCAATAGAAATCATAGTTGATTGTTCTGGAAATATTTGTGATTCTAATTTATATGATCTTACTACTGAGTTTAAACCTTGAACTTCTAAAACAAAGGCATTTTTGTAAGCATCAGCTCTAGAAATTTCATCAACATAATTAATATCTATTATTCTAGCTATATTATCTGTTGGATCTACATGAATATCAAAATTATTTACGTTTCCTATAGAATCAGATATTTGAGACATGATATTTTTAAAAAAATCATATATAGCTATTTCTTGTTTTTCTTTTTTATCTTGAGATTCTAAAGCTCCATCTAATGATAAAGAATATAAAAATTGAAGATTAACATATATATTTGCTATAATACCTAGTTCTAAGGAAGGTTTATTGTCTAGAAAAAAATTTTGTGCATTACTATCTAAATATTTTGAATTGGAAGCAGCGTCTTCTGCTAGTTCCTTAGTTTCTTCTTTTTTCTTTTTTAATTCTTCTACAAAATTAGTTTGAATTGCTTTTAGCCTTTCTTTATATACTGAACTATCTTCACTAATACCCCCTTCAGTTAAAATTTGGTCAATTTCTCCACCAGATAATGCACTATCCATTAAAGAATATATAGTTCTATTATATTTTTGAAGACATTGTGAATTTAATTCACTTAATTCATTTATTCCAAGTTTAGCTATAGGTTTAACAATACTTAAAATTTTATTTTCATTATCAGAAGAAGCATCATTTGAATCAGCAGCTGCTTTTATATCAGTTAAGTCTTTACTATAATCCTTATTTGAAAATTTACTAATATCTTTTCCTGAAGTTGCATCTATTTGATCATCTGTTTGAGGTGTAATATTTCCCCAAGTTGAATTTTTAATATAACAAATTGTAGGATCAACGGAAAGTTGAAGTGGGTGAGCTAAACATAATAACTCATGAGTTGGATTCTTTGTAGAATCTGTTAGATCAAATTCTCTTTCTTTTAAAGAAAATTGAATAACAGGAAGTTTTGATTTTTTGTCTTGAAGTAAAACTTTTTTATTTAAAATATCAATTAAACTACCTAATCTTATATATATTTGTTTAGAATTAGCATTTTCATTTACTAATTTATCATCATCTCCTTCTGATTCAGTAACATTTTTTAATTCTTTAGTTAAAATAAAATAATTACTCCCCTCTAGATCAAAAGCAACTCCTTCTTTTGATCCTTCATTATTTGCATTTACTTTTTCATAAATTTCAGAGAATAATCCTGCTAGTATATTCTTTTTATATCGTTTAATTGTTTGTTCTGTAATATTTGTAAATATAAGTCCACTTCCACCTTCAACTAATTTTAAGTTTTGTGGAGAAAAATTAACTTTTAATGATTCTAATATTTCACCAATTGAAATTATAGTTGTACTACAATCATATCCTCCATCAGGACGAGCTGCCCAACTATAATTTTTAACATAGCCAAACATAGCATCGTAATTACCACCATTATCTAATGATTTTTGAAAAATATCTTTCCATATAATTTCTTTAGTAGTACCTTCAGTAAACATTTTCTCGTAGGGGGAAATGTTATATTGAATTTTACTTTCACTTTCTAAATAAGGTAACCATCCCCATTCTATTAATACAGTATATCCAGGACGCATATATAATAATTCTAAATCTTCAAGTTGTTTTATATCCCATACTTGAAAATTTACAACTACTTCACGTAATGAACCATATGCTGATTTAGATTTTACATCAATTGAATTGATACCAGGCATTGGGCGAATACCTCTGTCATTTGGTTGACCATTTGGAGTTTTAAGACTATAAGCACCATTATCTCCTACTCCAGATCTAAGATCTTTTTGGTAAAGTGTTCCTCCTTGAAGAATATATTTACTAGCTAAGTCTCCTTTATCATCACTAACATTAACACTGGATGTCATTCTGATCCAAGCGTTACGAGAATTTAAATATTGAATAGCTTGGGGTGTTCTCTTTTCGTTTGCTGTTTGTCTAGCACCTATAGATTTACGTATTTCTGGTTTAAATGTATTTTTAAATATTGACATAACATTATCTAGCTAGATTAAAATCATTAAACAATGCTAACACAGCATTTAAATTAGTAGGTATTCTTAATTGAGTACCTGGTTCAGGATACATTAATCCTTTAGTAGAATTATTATTAGCCATAGCAATAATCCACCATAATGTAGCATCATTATAATATCTATAAGCTAATAAATCTAAACGATCTTCACTTGATGTTATAACATACGCATCAGATTCTGATACAGGAATATTAGGATATGATTTTCCTTTCCAGTATGGTTTTCCTTGTTGAGTTGTTAGTATTGTTGGATTATCGTATCTATTCATTGTTATAATTGAATTGTTGTATTATCCGCAGCAAAAAATTTAGCTACTTGAATTTGTTCTTCACGGCTTCTATTAGATTTAGAAAGATATGTTTTAGTATTATCAGGAAGATATTCAAAAAATCCTTTATTATTTTGATATTCAGGTAAAGACTGATGGATAATAGTAAATTGGAATGAAGCTTCTAAATACATAGATAATTGATAATTAACATCCCAAGTAGCATTATCAACAATACTATATGATAAATTATCTAATTTAGCATATTCTCCAGATATATAGTTACCTACATTTAATTTAATTAAAACTCCTCCTAAAAAATTATTATTATATTGACCAGCAGTAGTAGATGCTAATTGACCTAATGCTCTATGTTTTTCAAATAATTCTTCTCTATTAAAACAAGGTATTTGTAAATTAAAAGAAACATTACGTTTAAATTTATCATACACATAAAAACTTTCAGCTCTACCAGCATAATTTATTTCATTCCATGTAGAACTAAAATCATCTTTAAAACCATTTAAATATGCTGAAAGGTTAATTTGATCTATACTTTGATTAAAAGGACCTATTATTCTAAATACTATTTGAAGAATATCTGAATCTTCTCGAGAAAGTATATTAGTATTATTATATGTTATTTTGTCATAATTATCTGATATATTGCCTTCACCGTAATATTTAAAATTTTCAGAGGTTCTATTTAAACCTACTCTTTCACTATCAGAACCTGCTCTACTTAATAAAAAATGTCCTGTATCATCAGTAACGTTTGTTTCAAAAGGTGTTGATCCTCCGGGAAGAAGATATTGTTTATTAGATAATTCATTTACTGAATTTTTTATTGTATTATATTTTTCTTCAGGTTTAATACTACCGCTATAATCAACTGTTGATTTATATTTTGGTGAATATAATGGATTTTCAGGATCTATGTTATTTCCACCTAATACTTCATTTCCATATTGAGTAGATACTCCTAAAGTATTATAATAGTTTATAGGATATTTTTCTCTTACTCCAGGATTATACCCAATACTACCACTAAAATTACTTCCATCTAAAATAGTATTATCTATAGCATCTTTTAATTTTTGGTAAGTTTTTAATTTAGGATTAACTGAATTATCAGGGATTACATTTTGATTAATTTGGCTAAGTGAAGGTAAACCAATTTCTTCAGCATTTAATCCATATTGTTCTGATACTCCTAATGAACCTGTATCTATAATACTAGATTTTTTAGTATTCCAGTGATATGAACCACTTAAATCATTTTTTAAATTTTGTGGATCTGTTGCTGATCTATTTTTTAAAGATGAACCTAAAGTTGTAAGTGCATTAGCACCTGTAAAACGTTCTCTACTAAAAGAAGAAGATGTAAATAAAGTACCGTTTGTAATTGGATAAAACCTAGGGTCCATTTCTAATGGAACGGCAGCAGCATTTCCTTCATCATTAATAGTACCTTCACGAGTATTTCCTGCAAAGAATTTAGATTGTTGTTTAGCTAATTCAATAAGAGTATAATTTGCAGTATTATCGTATCGTGCAATTCTAGTTCTTCCTATACCATAAGTTGAACCAGGTCCACCTATATAATCAGCTATTGTTTGATTCGCATCTAGTGAAGGTAATGGATTTTTAAATCCAAATATTTTACTTGCTGTTTTAACAACACTACTAAGAATACCAAATCCTTTATTTGTTGGTGATGTATTTAAAGTACCATCTCTTGGAACTACATTCCCTAAAGTAAATTTAGTAGTTAATTTTGTTAATCTATTATTACCATTTTTATTATTAGCTGTAACAACAGCTAAATATTTTGTTTGATCATCCTGAGTAGGTAATAAACCATGTCTATTAAAGTGTACACCAAAGGCATTAACAGGTATCTGTAGAGCAGTATTAACGCCTAAATTATATACACGAGTAGGTCCTATTTCATTAGAAATACGATTTGCAGTATTAGCAATGAGATTACCAATATTTGTAAATAATCCTAGTCCTCTAGTAGAACGATCTGTAGTAAATTGTCTGCTTTCTAGTTTTGGATTAGATAATTGTAAACCGACTTGTTTTATAATAAATAACGGTCCCTTTGGAGCATCCTTTAAGAATTTTCCTATGCGAAGTAAATCGTTAGTCGATGCCTTAGCAGCCCCAACCGCACCTCCTCTAATTAAGCCATCATCGTTTTTTTTAACAGTTTGATTGCCTAAATTAATATCGGATTGAATGTATGGTTGACCACTATTACCACCACCAAGTTCGTCTCTACCGTATTTTAGTGATTTTAAATCAGTTTTTAAATCTATAAGAGCCATTACCTAGATTTAGCCAGTATATTTACTTGTTGGCTTGTATTTGTCTTTACTATCACCAATATCTAAGCGAGATGGTTGAGGTTTTGGACCATTACCACTAATAGTTCTCCATTTTACATTTGGTTTTCCTGTAGTAGAAAATTCATCATGTAATGAACCTGGAGGAAGTGGATCTACTCCAAAATTTACTGGTGTTTCACCTTTTAAGCCTAAGATACTTGAGGTTAATTTATCTAATAATCCCATAATTTATTGTGTTTAATTGTTTAGTATAAATATTAAATTTGTTAAGCTACTTTATAAGACCCTTGTGTTAATCCACTGCCTACTTTTTTACCATCCATATTAATATTAATTGGACGATTTGCTAATTTAGCAACTTCTGCTCTAACTTCATTTATTGCTGTTATCATTGGAGTCATATCATTACCTCCATTACCAATTGATTCTCCTGCTGATTTAATAGGTGCAGTTATAAAATCAGTTATACCACCTACTATTGATTCACTAGATCTATTAGAGGCAAAATTATCTAAAGCATCTAATTTACTAACATCAATTCCGGCTAATGCTGAAGATACTTGGGTTAAGGCAGTTGCCATGTTTTGAAGAGCAGTTGCAGTAACATTTAATTGATCTCCTTTTTCTGCTAATTTTGATATTATTCCTACAGCAATTAATGCTCCTACACTACCTGCTACAGCTCCTGCTCCTAATGATATCATACCTATTCCTATACTAGCAAGTGCTGGTCCTATTAATAATATTTGGCCTATATCCATTTTAGCAAATGAATCAAATATAGCTGCTATTCCTTTACCAAAAGCTTCTATTGCGGGAGCTGCTAATCCTAAAGCATATCCTAACCCTACTGCTGCTGCTACTAATGCGGCAAGTCCTAAGGCAGCTACTCCTGTTGACATTGCAGCACCAAATGCTGTTAATCCTTGTCCTAATCCTGTTAAAGCTCCTTGAATTAATTTTCCATTTACTAATTGTAATAATAATAATCCTGGTATTGCTGGTGTTAAAGCTACTAAGGCTAAAGAAGTTCCTAAAAGTTTTAATATGTCAGAAGGTTTTACTTGTGAAAATGATGAAACACCTGCAGATATTCCTTTTAAGGTATTTTTTATTCCATCACCAGCTTTACCTGTACCGCCTACTTTTGTTCCAGCTTCTGCTCCTTTTGTTGCTGCTTCAGCCGTTTTATCTTTAGCACCACCACCACCTAGTAATCCTTTTAATTTATCTCCAATACCACCTACTTCTTTAAAAGCATTTGTAATGTTAGTAAATTTTAAAGCAGCAACTAATGCTAATGCACCATAAAATAAATAAGTATTACTTAATATACTAGCAAGACCTGAAAGTAACATTCCAATAGGGCCACTAGCAATTACTGTTAGTATATCTGATAATTTATTTACAGCAGCATTAAACATATCTTGTAAATTTTGACGTTTTTGTGCAGCTAATAATTCTTCCTTATTTTGTTCGGCAATTGATTTACCAGTTTCTTTTGCAATTTGTTGTTTTTTTAATTGTTCTGCTAATTGGTCAGCAGTTAAGCCTACAGCTTCAGCTAATGCTTTTTGCTGTAATACATTCATTTTTTGAAAGTCTTCTAAACTTCCAACATTTTTATTTAATTCTTGAGCTAATGTTACTTGATCACCAGCTAATGCTGCTGCTCTTGCTCTTTCTAAATTTAATTGCTTTCCAGTTAATAATTCTGCTTTTAATTCACTTTCAATAGATGAACTAAAATCAAGTAATTTTTCAGCTTGACTAGCTGTTTGTTCTAAGGTAGTACCTAAAGCAGCTGCTTGTACTACTGCTTTTGTTATCAATGCAGGATTATTTTGTAAATTTGCTGCTAGTTGACCTGATACTTTAGCAGCTGCTGCTATTGTTGCTTTAAAAGGAACACCAACTTTTAATTGATTTCTTGTTGCTACAAAAGCACCAACCATTTCATCATTTACTTGGGATGATGATTTTCCTGTTAGTACAGATAATTCATATATTCTTGCTGCTTCTGCTCCTGTTAAACCAAATTGTTTGGTTAACATTATTTGGGTTTCTAAAGCATCTTGAGAAAATTCAGCTATATATCCTGTAGATTCAGCTATTTGTCCTATTGCTTCAGCTGCTGCTTTTGAATTTAAATTTAAATTACTAGAGGCAACAGAACTAGCAGCTAGACCATATAACATTCTATCTGCTTTTCCACCAGCGTATCCTAAATTTTTACTTAATTCAACTGATGTTTTATTAAATTCAAGTGCTTTAGATAATATTAATGCAAATATACCAGATAGTGTAAACATTTCTTTAATACTATTCTTGGTAATACCAAAAGATTTTGATAAAGCATTTCCTATACTATTTTCAAGAGAATTTTGTTTTTGTTTTTCCTTTGTTATTATTTCTTCTTCTTCAGCAATAATTTGTAGTTTTCTTACTTGATCTTCTAAAGATAAAGAAATATTTAATTGGGCACGTAATTGTTCATATTTTTCTTCAGTAGTTTCAATTTGTGCTTTATTTCCTTTTTTTAGTGCTGCTACATATGATTCTTCTGCTGCTTTTCTTCTAACAATAAGAGTTTCATTAGCAGAAGATAAAGTATTTAATTGTTTAGTAATTGAGGCTGCATCTTTTAAAGGTTCAGATAAACCCTTAGCAGCATTAATACTATCCTGTAGTTTTCCAGCTAAATTATCTTCTAAAACTATTCCAAAATCTTTTATGCGATCTGAAATTTTATTTAGCTCATTATTAAAACTATCTAATTTTTTATCTAATTCTTCAGCCATATTAGTATAATATTACATTATATAAATATTGAAAGCCCCTATTTTTTAGGAGCTTTCGTTGTGTACGTTGGAGCTATATTAGGTCGCGCTATTTCTTTACGAGCATTTTGTTTATTATTTAACATGTTTTGCTGTTTTTCATTTTCTTCGTTTTGTTTTTCAAAATGTTCTTTAATTTTATTAAAGGTAAATCGACGAAGCCAAATAGGCATATTATAAATAGTTTCCCAATCAAATCCACCATTACCATGAAATACTATATCATGGATTTGAGCAAACATTATAAACCTATATTCGTGCGTCAGGCCAAAAAAAGTTAAGATTAATTGGAATATCTATACCCTCCCCAGTATAGTTTTCATCCTCAGGAGTGTATTTTAATTCAATATCTGGTTGTACTTGAGCATAATATTCACGTAATGCTCTTGCGTCTTTAGCAATTAAGAAATTATCTACAAAATCACGTATTGATTTTTGATCATGTTTTCCTTCTACTGAAGTAATAATGAATTTTAATCGAGTTGTTACATCGTATGTAGCAGATGGATTAATTTTCTTTAAACCTTTAATTTCAGCTTCAATATCTTTTTCATCACCATGTGTTAATAATCTAAATGTAACTACATTTTTAGAAAATGGTAATTCAAATGTAAATTCATTTTTACCGGATTTAAATAATGATTCATCTATTTCTTTATCTTTTAAACCAGATAAATCTACATTTGCTTCTATTTCTTCTCCTAGTTGATTAGTATATTTAAATGTATAATCTTTACCATATCCTAAAATACGAGCAGATATTAAAATAGCATTTTTATCACCTACTAATAAATCATCATAATTAATTGGAGTAACAATTAATGCTTGTAATAATTTATCAATAACAGTGCCTTGACGAATATAATTGCTATTAGTAAGGATATCTTCCTCTTTAGCAGTCATATATTTCATCTCAATAACTCCGGATGATAATGGATTTTCTTTTGGATACAATAAACCTTTTGAAGGTAATGTAACTTGTTCGGTTGGTAACTTTAATTCAGACATATAACGTTTTTAATTTTTGTGCGTATATAAATATATAAGAAACAAAAAAGCTCACCAAAAGGTAAGCTCTTTTTATATATTGATTTAGTATTAGTAGTTCAATACGCAATAATCCATTGCTAGTGTTATACCTAATGAAATAGCTGCTTCACCACTTGACCAATCGTATTCTCCAAAGTTTGCAGTTTTAATAAATGCACCTTTAATAATCCATTCACCTACTACATCACCAACTGGACCTAAGATATTTAAAGTTACATCTTTCTTGTAGAAATCTGAATAACCATCACGACCTGTTACTGATTCGTGAGCTAAACGAGCCCATTCCATTACTGCTTGTGCACCTGATGGTGTAATTGGGTCGTATAATTCTAAAGTCATATCAGACCATCTTACTTTACCTTTAATTTTACGGTATACGTTGATATGATCTAATATAATTTCATTTGCTTCGAATCCTGGAGCTGATGCTTTTTTAATTAAATATGCGGGGATACCGTCAATATACATAATAAAGCGATTGGCTACTTTCGGCTCAAAAGCTGTAAACATTATTTCGTTTGCGTCTAATACTGGCATTTTATCTTTGTTTTAATTGTTAATCTTAGTTATTAATTATTACGTTAATAAATATATAAAAAAATAAAAAAACTATAATATTTAATTTAATTTTATTCTTTGTTTTATTTAATAGTTATCAATAAATATTAATATTTTTACAGTCCAAATCTAGATTTTTGTGCATTATAGTTTTGAAGTACATCTGCAGCGCTTAATGCTGTATTATATACTTGCATTCCACCAAATCTCATATTAGCGTATGTTCCATCTCCTAAACTTGTACCATCAACAGCAGCTATCGCATAATATAATCCTACACCACCACCATTATTATATGGGGTTTGTCTTGTAATTGTACCACTTGTTACAGCAGAAGCTCCATTAACATATCCAACTAAATTTGTTCCGTTATACGTGAATCCCATATAATACCAATTATTTAAAGGAGTTGATATATTTGATGATAAATTTTGCACACCACCAGTCCAAACTGAAAACTTAAGTGTTCCTGCAACCATTTCTAGTTGAGAATCGTGCCATCCTGTATTTATACTTGTTGATCCTTGCTCCGATACAATAACCCCATTATCCATAGGATAAGCCCATACAAATATTGATATTATATTAGATGTATTTACTGGGGATAATTTATTATTTAATGAAGTATTAGTTCCTAAATATTGATCAGTACCGTTGAAAGTTAAGTAACCGCCACCTGAGGATGTATATGTTGGAGAATTATATAAAGTAGCATTACTACTTCCTGTTAAATCGGTAACTGTATCTCCAGTACCTGGGTAACTTGAAGGATCATTAATATTATAATTTAATATTAGTCCTGTTGTAACAATGGAAGCACCAACAGATGTAATAAATCCACCACTATTAGTATTGTTTACTAATTTAAAATTTCCAATACCACTTGTATTTGATAAGGTTAAGGGCATACATTAAGTATTATTCTACTACTTCTAGTTGTTGTACACGATACTGTCTTCCAGTCTCATCAGCTGCTTGAAGTTCATTAGCTTTTACTACTGCTTCTTCCTCATTATCATATTGATAAATTGGATCTTCTGGTGTTAATTGAGCTACCCAAATTTGATCTAAACCTGGGATGAATTGCATTTGTACTTGGTAAATCATAATCTATTACTATTATAAATATACGAAAATAAAAACAAAAGCCCCAACTTTCGTTAAGGCTTTGTTTTAGTTATTTGTTTAACTTTAATTCCTTATGCTGGGAATTGAGCTCCAGTTGGAAGGATATTAAAGTTTAATATGATAAATTCAGCTGTTTTAGTAGGTTGAATATAAATTGTACCTACTAATTGGTTTCTATCAATTACATCAGGTGTATTATTAGTATCATCCATTACTACTTTAAATGCGAATAAACCTTGACGTTGTACTACTGATTCTAAGTATGGATTAACTTGTGATAAGAAACGATTTCTTGTTACTGCTGTATTTTGTTCGAATACTAATGTACGAGCTACGTTTCCAACAAATCCTTTTAATGAAATTAATAAACGACGTACGTTTACTCTATCTAATGATGTTTGTTTACGTTGTAATGTTTTCTGACCAAATGCTACAACACCGTTACCTGGGAAGGTAGCTAATGGATTAACATTTGCTGAATATAATGTATCACGATCTGATTGAGATAATCTGCGTTCAGCTCTTACTACTGATGGAATACCACCACGGTTTAAACCTGCTGGAGCAAACCATTCAGCACCTACTTGATCGTTAAATGCATAAACACCACCCATTACTACTGAAGGTGGACACCATACAACTTTACCTAGGTTTGTGCTAAATAATTGAACCCATGGATAATAAGTAGCACCATAGTTACTTGATTGACCAGCAGCATTTGTTGTAGCAGCTGTAATTGAAGTACCATATATTCCATTATCTACGATTGCTATAGCATCACCTCTTGATTCAACACATGAAATTGCATTATCAGCAGCTGAACCATCTAAACCAACACCAGGAGCTAATAATATATTGAATTGATATTCGTCTTGATTTGATAATAATGTAAATGCATTTAAATAATCGTTTGGACTGTAACCTTGAATATTGGTTGCAGTAATATCTTCATTCATTCTTTGTTGAGTAGTTGTTGCAGCAACACCACCAGCAAATGAACCACCAAATGAACCACTACCTAAGTTAGGTAAGCTACCGCTATATGATCCTGATTTGTAAAATCCGTTATTATCAATTGAATCTACGTTAGGAGTTGTAACAGATGCAACGCGTACATATTGAGAAGCGTTTGCAAATGAACCTGTAAAATTTACAAATCCATTAGTTACATCATATACTGGTTTTAAATCACCAATTACACGAGAAACATAGTTAGGTAATTGTGGATCTAATGATAAATTAGCCCATGTTTCTAAAATATTAGGTTGAGCATTATTATCATCACCACGACGAATTACTAAAGTAAATACACCTGAACCGGTATTAACATTTGTAATCTCATATCGAACGTTATCAGCTGAACCACTTGCTAAAGCACCTGCAGATAAACTAGAGGTATTATTCATTTGATCACCCCAAGCTAAAGTTTCTAGGGTAAATGAAGCGGTTACACTACTATTAGCATTTAAAGCAGCTACGTTTGCAGTTGCATAAGTACTAATATTAGCCGAACCACTAATAATTCTGGTTACTAATAATGTTTGACCTCCGTTTTGGAAGTAATCTTTAGCTGCTAAAGAGGTAAAGTATTCATAATAATATGAAGCACTTTTAAATGTTTCACCAAATATAGATTGGAATTCGCTAAATGAGGTAACATAAGTAGGTACCATTGGGCGACCTTTTACAGTTGGACCTATGATAGCGGCACCTACAACTTGAGGACCTTGAGTATACGCACTCTGATCTGATTCAATTTGGAAAACACCAGGGGAGATAATTTTTTCTGCCATTTTGTATGATTAATTATTAATTTATTTTAAATAGAATTTGTCTATTAATAAATATCTAAAAAAACATACAAAACGAAAAAATTGATTAGAGTGGGGTAATTTCCCCAGAAGCTAAGTCAATATTACCGGCTCCGTATTTCTCTTGTAAAGAATCTACTAATTCTTTTTCTTTATCACCAATTTTATTCATATCACTTAAGATACTATTTTTTTCAGTTTTTAAAGATTCAGTTTGAGCTAATAAATAATGTAATTGTGCTTCAACACTTCCTAATTCAAATACAGCTTTGTTGTATTGTGCTTGTAAGTCTTTAATTGCATCAATTTCTTCTTGTGTTAGTTGTTTTTTTAGATTTTCCATTTTTTTAAGGGACATGAGTTAATAGGAGAGTAGATTTTCTTGGATAAAGGACAACCACATTCATCACAGTAAAAGAATTTTAAATGATCGTTATGCTTTTTTTCAGGACATTCGTCACATATAGCAGAACGAGACAATGCTTTTTTTTCTTCTTCTGGTGAGGGATTAGCTGCTATTATCCAAGCTTTGGCTATCTCTACTAACTTGTTCAAAACTAGTTAATTTGTTTATTTAGAGGCTTTTTTACCTTTTCTTTTATCGCCTTTAGTTGCTTCAACAACATCTTTTGTTTGTTTAGCTACTTCTTTAACGGCTTTAACTACATCAGCAGCTTCTTCAGATACACGTTTAGCACGAGCTTTAACTTCTTTAGCTACTTCTTTAGTTTGTTTAATTTTAGTGTCAACAACATCAGGGATATTGTTTCCGTCTTTGTCTTCGATTTTGCCAAATTTCATTAAGGCAAAAATTGCTGCTACAGCTACTAAAGCTGAAATAATAAAAATAGTCATAATTTTATTTTTTTGTTTTCGATTTGGTTACTTTTTTAGTTTTGGCTTTTTTAGGATTAATTAAATCATAATTTTCTACAGGTATTCTTTCTTCTTCTTCTGAATATGAAAAATGTTTGATTGCGTAATTAGCTCCCAATGCTGCTACTGCGGTGCAAAAAATGATAATTAATATTGTTGCCATAAATTTTTGTTTAAAGATTGATTAAATTAGTTGTCGTATATAAATATATATACTTTTTAGGAGACAACCAAATTTATTTAAGAATCTTTATCTTATTTGATAACACACCTAAATTTATAGGAAAATATAAAAATCCTCCCTCATTTACAAAAGGTAAATATTTAGTTGTTAATGTATCTGTTAGTTCTTCTGTTAATCCTTCCCACCATATATCCAAAACAATTATATCGTAGGTTTTTGTTGGGGTGTATGTCAAAATATCATCATTTATAATATTTACATTACTATTGAGATAGCCTAGTTCATTATTGATATCAATAACATTCTGATCTATTTCAACAACATCAACTTGTGCAAAATCTTGAGAAACATATGCTTGAATTCCTAATCCTAATCCACCTATTAAAATTGAATTATAATTAATATCTAATAATTCTTGAGAATATACAAGAATATAATCAGGATTATCCATTATACAATCATTATTAGGATACCATAATTCTAAATAATTTACTCCAGTTCTATTTTTTAAAACATATCCATTAATATTTAAAGATTCATTTAGTATATGGTTAAATATACCTTTAGAATCAGTAGAGTAAAGAAACGTATTTAATAAATTATTTTTATTTATCATAATGTGTTAAAATTAAGTAGTTACACCAAATCCAGCAACCATATAAATTGTTGAAGCTGTACCTGACACTATTGTGTAAGTTGCTGTTGCTGATGCATTTGCTCCACTTGCTGATTGAGATGCATATTGGCCTCCTCCGTTTGTAGTACCAATATTAGCAGAAGCATCTTTACATATAGCTGGTGATGCTGGTGGTTTTGGACCAATTTGATGACTTACAATAATAGTATCTCCAACAACTACAGTAAATGTTCCACTATCATCCGTTCCACCTGAAGCTATAGTAGTAGCATTTTTCTGAATTGAAAAAGAGTTACCTGTACATCCTGTAATACCATTCGCTGACCAATTGACTGTTTTTTCTGCTGCTGGGGAAGCAGATGGAGTTCTAGTAGGTGTTAATGAAGGTGTTAATGAAGGTGTTCTACTAATAGAAATTGATGGTGTTAATGAAGGTGTTCTACTTATAGAAATTGAAGGTGTTACTGATGGTGTTCTACTTATAGAAATTGAAGGTGTTACTGATGGTGTTCTACTTATAGAAATTGAAGGTGTTACTGAAGGTGTTCTTGTAATACTTGGTGTAATTGATATACTAGGTGTAATTGAGATTGATGGAGTTAAACTTGGTGTTCTAGTAATTGATGGTGTTATACTAATACTAGGAGTTATTGAGATTGAAGGTGTTATGCTTGGTGTTCTTGTAATACTTGGAGTAATACTAATTGATGGAGTAATTGAAATTGATGGAGTTAAACTTGGTGTTCTAGTAATTGATGGTGTTATTGATATTGATGGTGTAATACTAATACTAGGTGTTAATGATGGTGTTCTTGTAATTGAAGGTGTTATACTAATACTAGGAGTAATTGATATACTTGGTGTAATACTTGGAGTAATCGATATTGAAGGTGTTACACTAATACTAGGTGTAATACTAATTGAAGGTGTAATACTTGGTGTTCTAGTAATACTTGGAGTAATACTAATTGATGGAGTAATTGAGATTGATGGAGTTAATGATGGGGTTCTTGTAATTGAAGGTGTAATTGTAATTGATGGTGTAATAGACGGTGTTAATGAAGGTGTTCTACTAACAGTAACAGTAGGAGTTATACTTGGTGTTCTAGTTATTGATGGTGTTACTGATGGAGAAGCACCAACAGCAGCATGATTATATCCATACCAACTACTAATTGTAAATGGAGCACTTGGTGTTGGTTTATAAAATGAGTTTTGATTTATAGCAACAAATAATCCTAAAGATGCAGAAGCTAATGCAAAAGAAGTCTGAGATGGTATTCCCAGCTCAGTCCTAATGTCATTCATTCCTAAACTTCCGGATAATGGTAAGGTCATTATTTATTTTTGATTATATCTTGTAACTCTTTAATTTGTTCCTGTTGTTCTTTAATTGCTTGAATTAATAAAGGAACTATTTTTTCGTATTTAACGGCTTTATATCCACTATCACGAGTAGTTACTATTTCAGGTAATATATC